AAACAGAAGTATGTCATGATCGTCAACATCAACCCCGGTTGCTTGTTTGGGGGCAGTGCCACAGAATACTTCGTCGGCGATTTCGATGGTCGGGAGTTCAAGTGCGACACACCGCCCAACCGGGTGAAATGGCTCGACTATGGCAAAGATCACTACGCCACAGTCACGTTTTCCAACACCGGCGACCGTGTACTTGCCATGTCTTGGATCAGCAATTGGCAGTATGCTAACGTCACCCCCATCCGGCAGTACAGAGGAGCCAACGGCCTGCCGCGCGAGCTCAGTCTTTATCGCCACAACGACGATTATTATGTGGCCACCGACGTGGCGCGCGAAGTACGCGCCTTGCGCAAAACGCCCCTTGACCTCGGCACGTTCGCCACTGCCAAGAAGCACGAGCTGCGCGACGTCTTGACCTCGACGAAAGACGCCTTCGAACTCGAATTTGACCTCACGCCCGGCAAAAGTGTCCAAAGCGGTTTCACGCTCTACAATGCCAAGGGAGAAAAGGTGGACATCTATATCGATGCCAAGCAGCATCGTTTGGTCATGGACCGCACGAAGAGCGGACTCGTGGCTTTCGGAGAGAGAGCCGTGCCCCATGACATCGAAACGGCCTATGACAAGCAAGTCTACGGCGGAGCCAAAGGCAAAACCTTCCGCAAGGCCAATTCGGTCAACTACGTCAATGATTTTGCACTCGGCACATGCGCGCCGTTAGACCTCTGTGAGGGCAAGACTTATCACTTCGATGTCTTTGTCGACAAGTGTTCTGTCGAAATTTTCGTCGACGGCGGCCGCATTGCCATGACGAATCTCGTCTTCCCCACCGTCCCTTACACCTCGGTGCAGTTCTATTCGAAAAAAGGCGAATCGACCGTGAGCAACGCTCGCCTCTATCCGCTCCAACCCACCGTGCCCACTGCAGGACACTAATGGGGTGGGCACGCACCGCCGCTGCTTGGCGGTGAACTCCCGCAGTTGTGCTGCTCTATAACACGCCCGCGCTGTGGTCGAACGTCAGTTTTGAAGTGTGCGATCGTTGCGTTCTCCGCAGTCGGGTGTGTTTTCTTCTTCAAACTCTTGTGGTTCGCCAACTTTCAATGCGATCCCATTTCACCATCCGCAATGTCATCCCACGGCATTGCGGATTTTTTTGCGCAAAGCAAGCCCCTTCCGCTGATCGTGTCGCCGGGGTTCACGAAAACGGAAGGGGCTTGCTTAGGTTGAGGGCGTCTTGCCACACCGTTTCTCGGCGATGTGAGTTCGCTTTTGCGGATGCTCAACTGGGGGCAGACGGGGCGATGGACTTTGGGGCGAGGAAAGGCGGGGTCAGAATAGGAGAGTCGGTGCGATCAGGGCTTCTAATTTTTGGTTGTCGATCAGTTCGAACTCCACCTTCAAGTATTTGAATTGATCGGCCAAGGTCTTCGGCAAATGAAAGCGCAGTGCCGGGCGCAGTTCGTCCAACGCGCCGTCGTTGGCTTGCTCCACGGTGTGATCGCCGTTGTGCGAAATACTGTCGCTGACACAAATGATATGGTAACCTTCCACACCTTCGTATTCAAAACGGAGAGGGAGTTTGATGAAGGTGGGGAGGTGGATGCGCACGTTGTGGTTGAGCAGCACACTCTTCTCGTCGGTTACTCCATAGACATTCAGCTGTTTGATGCCGCACAGTATGGGCGTTGTGCGGAATTCGGCGTTTGTCGCTGTTTGAAACTCCTTGACGAAAGTCGCTTTTTGCCGCTGATGAGGATTCACCGTCTCGCCTTCTGTCCAAATATCGAAACTCACCATGTTTTTTTCGGTCGGAGGGAGTTTCAACCACCGAGAACTATCTTGGGTGGCGGTGAGGAGTTGTCGCGGGATCAAAGGCACACGCCATACGACGGGACTGAAATCGTCGTTTTGCGTTTCTGTCACGAGTGGATAGGCTTCGGCGGCGGCGTGCAGAGCGTCTTGTGGACGCCGGGGTTCGTCGACTCCGCAAGAAAAAAGAAGTAGGGAAGAGAAAAGGAGAGAGAAGAATGTTTTCATCTGCCGGAACATGTTTGGAAAAATAGTAGATAAGACGTTCTGTACATTGGTGAAGCGATGAGGCACTGTGCTTATGGAGTCAATCATTGGTTTAATCGGTGCAAAAGTAGTCTGTCTGATTTTGTTGGGCAAATCCTAAGAACTTAAAATCTTAATAGGCTTCGTTTTTTCCCGAGAGCAGAGTAGGCGTATATGTGGGCTTGTGGTTTCCTTGTGTGCGGAAGCATTGTGTCGTCGCTTTGATATAGAATAAAACTTCCCCACTTTTCGCCGAAAGTGGGGACTCAAATCTTATATCAATCTCATTCTGAGACTGTTAAGTGATTTTCTTCAACGCTCGTTTTTAGCGGTGCATAGAAAACTGTTTCTGCAAAGTTATCGGTTATTTTTTAGGTGGCAAAATCTGTACACAGAATTTCAATGTATCATCGTTAATAAGTATTACATATATATCCCTTTTGCAATCTCTAATCTTGCAAAATAGCACCATTTTGAGGAGGCTGAATTAGTTTCAAAAATCCACCGTGTGGAATAAATGAGGAGGGGGCGGGATTTCAAGCCTTTTCCTCAAAAATCGACCCCACCCCCCCCCTAAATTCAACCTCTCACAACCTTCAATTCCCTCATTTAATCCCTTCCTGCTGCATTCTCTCTTTCATTGCAGTACAACATACCACCAACAACAAGAAACACGCTCACACGTCAAATAAACGCTTTATCCTTGCAAGGTACAAAAAAAGACAGACAAGATAATTATAATCCCATCTGCCTTATCATGACAAATAAAAAGTTTTCATTCTTCTTCTTCTTGTGTGTCTGAATTATTTATCGTGTTCTGTTCTATATCCGTGTAAGCGATAATATGTTTATCACCTTCTTGTCCTATGCTTTCATATCCAAGTTCTGAACGCACCTCGTTAATGCTAAGACAACCGTTTTGCAAGAGCGTTGAATAAAACTGACTTTTTGAACTTGCGCTCATTCTAAGCATGGAATTTTCATCGACATCAATCTTATATCTGCCTTGACTTTGAGGGCTGAACATCTTGCGAGAAAACTCGTGTTCTATCATTGAAATATAGCCCTGAATGGTTGTTGTAAGGAATAAGTTCATTAAGTCCTCAACGTTGCTTGTTTTTCCGCCCATTCCTAAGAGTTCAGGCGGTACACCAAAGAATGAACAAATCTCGATTGCATTGAACTTTCTTGAATCTAAGAGCTGCATTTCTTCTGCATTTGCGCTCAATGGAGTAAACTTCATATCACCACCTATCACCAAGACACCATTTGTGGATTGCGTCCAATTGGCCGCCAACTGTTGTTTTTGAGCCTTGCTGATTGGGCTAAGCGTTGAAAGCACCCCACGTGCAGGTTGTCCGCCGCTTTGGAATATCTGTTTTGCACTATTTTCCGCCCCGTGTGCGATTTGCAATTGACGAGCCGCAAAACTAAGAACCGATTGGCCGTGAATGCCATCATTGGAATTGTTCTGCAAATGGATAATATCAAAGGCTTGTATCTTCTGAACCTTGCTCAGAAATGGTATTTGATAATAGAGTTCTTGTTTTTTCTTATCCCAAATCACCATCACATCGTTTGGCTCTAAAGGGATAACGTCAACAACATCACCTTGCTCGTTTCTCTTCAAATAACAATATGCGTTCCCACGCAAAAGAACATCTGATATTAGTTTCTTCATGAAGTTGTAACGAGTCATCACCATGTTGTCAAATACCTTCTGTAAGCGATGATTTTTTTGTTCTCGTGTGTTTCCCTTCTTGTCGATATATAAAACGTTCAGGGGCAAATTAGCCACCGTTGAACTGATTAAATCTACACACCTATACACAGATGAGAGATTTTGTGCACGGTCGTTTGGATTAAGGAGTTCTTGAAATGTTGTCATGCCTTGCGCGATTCTTTCTTCATAGCTAATCGACGGCTGTTCTAAATTCCGCGTTTCTCTTTTTATTGTCAAACCAAATATTTTCATTGGTATTATTGATTTTTTCTATATTATATTGAAGTGTCAAATTGGGGTTGGAGGAGATAGCCATTTAGGCAGCTAAGCATACTTATCACGATATCGATTTTCCCTTTTCCGCTCTTTGCATCCCCCTTCTTCACGGGCTTGCAATTCTCGTTGTGGTCAAATTTAAGCTCCACGTTATCAAAGCACCAACGAGTGATTGGATTGTTGTCAATTCTGCAATTCCCCATCTTAACCAAACGTTCAAATTCCTTTGTACACCTATTAAACGACCCTAAAGATTGACTTATTGGAGTCAGTGGAAGGCCTTGATTTGTACAATCAATTGCCCATGATGTAGCATTCCAACTATCGTAGAACACCCCTCCGATTGTGAAACGTTCTGCGATTTGAAGGAGGACTTTTGTAACCTCTGAATAATCAGTTACATTCCCGTTGGTCACTATGAGGTGATGATTTCTTGCCATTTTCTGATAGAATTCTGCGTTCACGTTCTGTTGAAGTGCTGATTCAGGAAGGAACGCCCATGACTTGAAATAATAGATTCCATCTTGAACTATCATCATGCTCAAACTTGTGAGGTCTGATGTGGCCGCCAAATCTACTCCACACCAAACAATAGTATTATCAGGGTCAAAATCTTCCAAGTTTACATCACATGTGACATTTAATATCTCGTTGTGTCTAACCCACGTTTTTTCATAGTCTGTTAGTCCCCAAAATCCAAAGTTCTTGCACTTCACAAAAGGCTCAACCGTTGGGGAATTTGCCGCCCGATTTACCTCAATTTGAAGTTTATCAGGATAAAGCGTTTGCCCTAAACTCGGATTTGCCTTTACCCACATTTTTGGGTCTTTATAGTCGTCCCCATCATCAAGACAATAGATAAAAACAAGCTGTGAATCGTCTTTCACTTTTCCGCTCAGAATCTCAATCATTTCTTTTCTCTTCTGATAGGCAACGCCGTTCATGTCAAAGCCCGCGGACGTGATTATAATTCCCATTGGATTTTTGCGCGCCTGCATACCTGAACACATGTTTGCATATATCTTTTCAGTGGAAACCTCGTGGTATTCATCCTGCAGAAAACAATGAGGATTCAAGCCGTCAAGCCTCTTATAATCTGCTGCAAGGCAACTAATTTGAGAATTGGTAAGCGGAAATTTGATACTGTCTCTATATCGCTGAAAGAATTTGTTTTGGCTGTCAAGCCCTTTAAGGAAAAGATTGGCATACTGATAGGCAAGTAACGCTTGGCGGTGGCTATTTGCGAGGAAGAAAACATCTGCACTTTGTTCACCGTCTGCAATCATCATATAAAGGAGAATCGCGGCGGCAAGGCTTGTTTTTCCACACTTCCTTCCGACCTCAAACCAAACATATTGAACAACACGGGAATTCTTTGGTTTTCCTTCTTCATCTTTCCAATAGAAACCAAACATATTAGATATTATGAATTTCTGAAAGTCTAATAATTTGAATGGTTTCCCCGCGTGCTCGCCTTTGAAATGCCTAAGTTTTGAGATGAAATTTATTACCTTGTCAACGGCTTGTGGCCTGAACTCCATATCAGGACGCTCAAACCAATCAAGGTAACGTTTTGTGGCTTGTTTTATGTATCGATTTGCTGTAATTTGCCCACTTTGGACATTCAACGCGTAATCCTTATATTTTTGATATTGAAGAGAATCAAGGTTGCCCCGATTGTCACTCTTCTCCTTCATAAGAATTAGAGGTTAGTGCTTTTATAAATTCATCGGCTGAAATGTCATCGCCGTTTTCATTTGCGCTCTTCACTCTACTTGCATAATAGGGTGGTATCGCTAATAATGATAAGAGTTTGATGATAGTTGATTGAGTCTCCTTTTGAACCGTCAACAATGGATTGCGCTTCTTTGTCTGCACATCATAAATCCCAACTTTCTTGATACTCTTTCTGCATTCTGAAAGAAGGTCGAGATTATCAACAAGCATATCCAAAAGGATTTCAAATTCAGGATTTAATCCCACTTCACCCGTCTCTTCATCAACTTCTGAGTGCTTCAATATCAAAGCCGCTTTGATTGTGTCGATATAGTATTTTGAACTTCTCTTCATTGTCGTTTTTATTTGTCCTTTATAATAATAAATAGCGCGTTATCGGAAAAAACTCAACGTTTCCGTGATATTTGGTGCGTTTTTGTGCGTTTTTTTCCCTTGTGGTTGTTTCCTCCATATAAGCGCTATAATACCACCACTTGAACGTTTACCCATAATGAACAATATAATGCAGTAGAACGGATATAAACGTTGATAATCGGGTATCGTTGGAGATAATGATATATGTTATCTGCGATTGTATGTGTTGTTCATCTCGTTATAGGTTTTATATAGGGTGCTTTCCTTTCAAGTATTACATTCATGAATCGTTTCACTCTCATTCATGTATGAACTCGTTTTCACTCGTTCATGTGTTATGTAATGGTTTTATGGTTGCTGTTATCCTTGGATATATAGATGAAACGATATAATCCTTATATGGTATTATCCCTATGTTATGGGGATTATTCCACTTTGTCATAATCCATAGGTAGTTTTTTTTCTTGGTACTCGTTTTCACTCGTTCATTGGTTTAGTGTACAACAATTCTTTTTTATCATATAGAGGTGAACCGAGAAGAATGTATATCAAACAAGAAAATTTGTACACTTGTAAAAACTACTAAAAATTCATCACATCATCACACCCAACAACCGACCAATGAAACACGACCATTCTAAGACGTTATACATAGGATTAGCACAATCTATCATTGGAGATTAGAAACGCTCTGAGAAGGCAAATAAACCTATATACAAAGAAAACCACCACACGTTATAAACGCATAGTGGTAGTAAAAAAAATAATATACAAAAACTAATTGCAATTCTGCAACTCCTTCAAACGGTTTTGAAGAGTACCTTGAGAAATCTTCATTCCTTTCTCTGATTCTAAGAGAGATAACATTTTTCTAATACTCAACTTCCCATATTCATCGATTAGGTCTTTAATCGCTTTTAATTGAAGCCCTACTTTGGTCATTTTCTGCTCGGTGCAGAAGGACATTTCAGTGAAGAACGTTTGCACCCACTTCAATGTGAAGTTGAGCCGTGGGAACTTCTCGCTTACAATCTGAAACGCTTCTTTTGGCGTTTCCATGCCTGAAACAACAGAAAGCACCAATTCCTTCTTCAAAAGGCTCAAAAGGGTATTATACCCAAAATCACGATTGGCTTTGTTCTTCCTGATGATGATTCCCGATTTGAGCTTTGAGACTTTCCGCAAAAATGAAAGGCGGTCAGCATATTCCTTTTCAATCTCTTCTGTTGTCATAGTTGCAGCGCATTCCATTGCACCAATGATTGTGTGTTGGTCAAGCAAACCTTCTGAATCCACGTTCTGTTCTCTTATCTTCAAAAGCAACCTATATGCAACGCGATTTATATCGCAGCCTTGATTTATAAGCATTGAAATGGCCAATTCACGCATGAACCAATTCTTAATGCTTTCCGAGGACGATTCCGAGAAATGGCCGTTGTGAATGTAATAAGGTAACGCAAAATAATTCTCATCTGTATATTGGTAGGCAATCCCTGAATCAGGTGAAGTCAACCATTCATTGGCTTTTTCATAGCGATAATTGACCCACCCCTTATAATAGGATTCACGGTACTTCTCAAAAAATACAGCGTCTGAATCTTCAAGGAAGGATTTAATCATATTGAAATCAATAAAAGGAACATTCTCTCTATTCTTTGCCGTCTTTTTGGCCTTGTGAGCGTGTTTCACTTCCTTCTCCTCAACATCATTCATATCAAACTCTTGAAACTCATCAGAGGAGATAATATCATTGTATGTGTACAATTTGTTGGTGTTGCCCTTCTCATTTGGCATAAACGACCCAAAAAGCATTTGGCAGGGATTATTACAAGTGTCGATTGCGACATTTTTTCCCTCTGCTGCTTTGACACAAACGGAATTTAGAAATTTGCCCGTTGTCTGTGCTTGGATATAGTTCAAACCTTCATTGAAGAACCAAATGAGATGAAAGCGACGAGCACCGTTCTTATCATCGCTATATGAGGAATAATAGCACGTGGGCTTATATTCTTCATTGATTAAAGAAGTAAATTCAGTTGCTCCAATATCTGAACCATCGCAATCCACAAACACAAAATGCGTGGAAATGAAATTATCAGCTTTCTTCTCGTGCATTCTTAGGTTTTCCCCTTCATGCTTATAATTTGCGCATAGGCAACGCCCCATACATAATAAAGCGAGCGTTTGCCCTACATTTAGATTATCATGTTCTTGAAATGTGATTTTCCCAACGTTTTCTTTGGGCTTGACCTGATAGGCCACTGTGCTTAGATTATTTCTCATATTATCATCATTATTATTATCAATTATAAATAGTGTGCTTTATATTAAAATACTACTTTTCAATGAAATTTACAAATAAAAAATGCTCAATCACCAACACTTTGGCAACTGAGCAACTGAATAATAATAATGTGATATAATAATTTTTTATAGAATAACGCCATCACGGCGTGAATTTTCTTTTGTGTGATTTGAGCTCCTTATGCGTGAGTTCATGGCATGCGCAACAAAGCGATTGGAGATTGGAAAAGTCAAATCCATACTCTAACATCTGCAAATCATCGATTGCGCACGATATTGGAATGATATGATGTATCTCTTGGACGGGGGTAACTTTCCCGTCGTTTTGAAGGCAACGCTCGCATAGAGGAGAAATCATTTTCTTTGCCTTCACCAACTTGCGCCAATGGCTTGTATTATAAACCAAGCGTTGAATTTTGGCTTGCAATCCAATCTTCTTGCGATTGTTTTTTCTCTTTGGTTTGTTTATGAATGGCATTGTGTTGTTCTTACTATATAATTATACTTCACTTTCCCTTTATTTCCAAATAAAAAGCGATATTTCTCTTTATATTTTGGATTTAAGTATATCACCTTGGCATATTTGAGTGGAAGATTCAAGATTAGTTTCTCACTATACTCTGAATCTTCTTGGAATTCAGTGTCCTTCATCTTCATATAAGTATAGTGATAATCGGTTTGGAATCTCACATCACCCTTCTCAACAAAGGAAATGCCCTGATTGTCAAATTTCAAATTGACATCTTGGGGCTGCTGAAATCCATCTTCTTTCTTATATGCGCCTGAATTGAAATTGGACATTAGGAAATTGTCGTTTTGTAGAGTGGAAAGGTCAAAGAAGAAGGCACATTCCAATTCACCGTTTTCTTCATTGCTATAAAGGGAAAGGTATTTCAAATCACCACCATTCTTCTTATTCTCCAATCGCATGTTGTTCAGTTTCTCAACCTTCAATTCTGCAAATGGGTATCTTTTAATTAGACTCTCGTTCTTGTGTCTTTCCTTTATCTCCAAATTAAGCGTCCGTTTCTTATTCTGATATTCAATATCAATAAGAGCGTCAACGGAACAGCCTTTTTCTCTTGGTATAAACTTCTGTACCTTCACCGCTTGGGCGTTGAAATGAGAAGTAAGGAGCATTTTTGCTCTTTGAAAATCCTTCCATTCTTGGGTATTGATTTTCTGTTCTACTATTGCGCTGCTCATCTCTCATCATCATCTTTTTCAATATATAGGAAATAGGCCAAAATGAAACCGAGAATCAAAGAGACTATTGAATTTACTGCATTGCCTGAAAATAGTACTACCACCCAAGGCAGATTAAAAAATTGAAGGCTGCAAAATGCCACGCATAAAATCACAGCGACTAAAATTAAAATTGTCAACTTGTTCATATATTACTTCTTTATGTTATTATT